TCAACGTGGTTGATGCCCGGGGCAAGTTGAACGTTCATGCGTCCAAGTTTCTTATCGTTTAGTTTAAAATTCAGCGCCTTTGCTGTGGTGTTCAGTATTCGCTTTTTATCGGTCACGGTTTTGAATCCTGTGTTCGGTTATTAAATAGCAGCGGGCCAAACCGACCCGCTGAAAAGAGCTACACTAAGCCAAAAACTATATGCCAGTTAAGATACTGATCGATAGCGGGTAACGAATTACCAAGCCACCAACTCTTGCACGACATGGGATAACATACTCAAGGTTACGCATTTGAACAGGGAACTGTTCTAGCTCAACCGGAATCTCAAGCTCCATGGCTTCAGGGTCGCGTCGATACACGATCATCGTATCAGCTGTCAACACATCGTTGAAGTCCGCAGCGGCTTCGTTTAACGGAATGATATCATCCATACTGTTTAAGTATTGACTGTTCTGAATCAGGTACTGACCGATTGTGGTGTCACTGTTCTGTGAACGCGGGTGCGACATAATGAAACTGTATTGTGCGGGTGGCAATACAAGCGTGTTCGCCTTTTCAACCATGCGAGTCGTGTTGAACACGTCCGCGAAGGCATCATTGACATCGAACAGAATTTCCTCGGCTGACTTGTTTGCCCATTCAGTTGAGCCGCCAGCGCCCGCTACAACTACGCCGAGCGGGACGTTCGGATGCGTGAAGAAACCAGTCAACCCTGCACTTGCGTCACCATAGAATGCAATGTCGTTTATTTTTTCTTCAGTACCGCGCATTGCCGCTGTAGCCTTGCGAGCGTCAAGTGGTATTCCTGCGGAACGTGCCGCCATGATTTCGTCATGGTTGTAACCATAGCTGATACCAACGGAACGCACCGGACTGATACTTTCTGGCCCTGCATGAATGTCAGCACGCGGCAAGTCGTCTGCATAGCCGTTAATGATTCGCGCCTGACCTGACTGGTCATACGTTCGGTATACGATTTGTTGAACGCCTGGCCCGCCTTCGTTGTTAACCGGAAACATCATTCTTGACTTCAATTCCGGGTACTTTATATCGTACGAACGTGCACGTATCAGCGTCAGTTGACGTTGAAAGAAAATAAGCCCGTCAGCGTCCATTAGCTGAAGACCCTGCCGGTGTTGATCCATAAGCAAAGGATCGACAGCAATGACACCTTCGTTGTTAGGTAAAGTTATTTGGCCAATATCCGAGTCAAAGATAGTGCCGTCAGCAATTTCAATTCTCATTGTTTTTCAAATGTCCTGTGTGTGAATGAGTTTAAGCGGGTGCGATTAAGAAGTCGCTACGCGAACAACACCAATCTGACCGGCCACAACGTCAAATTCCCATTGTGCGTTGTCGATGACTGTCCCACCGCCCCCGTTGTGAATCACACCATCGTCGTCGAAGTCAACGGGGTCACCCGCTTTGGCTCCTTCAGGGCATGTGATGTAGGCGTAACCGGTTCGCATACACGAAACGGTTTCTTTGTCAGCGTAACCAGCAATCGGATTGCATGGATCACACTCACGTTCAACTGAACGGATAGCAATTGCAAAGAAGCCATTGCCGTCAGGGTCACCAAGTTTCACTTGGTCGTTTAAGTTGGTGCCACGACTAACCACGGAGCCAAAGGGGATGCCTTTAATTGCTTGCGTGTCTGGAACTTCAGCGCTGTAACTCACTACGTCGGGCGCTTCGTGTGCGGCATACCAACCACCATGTAAACCGATTGGTTGCCGTGCAGGGTATGAAGTTTGCATTTTTTGAAAAATCCTTAAATGGTTTAAAAGGGCTTCGGTTTTCGGTTGGTATGAATCGGCAGTGTCGTTACTTGTCGGCGCTAGTCTTGTACGCGCTGCGGTTGTCTTGGATCATTTTATCGCGTGCAATCTGGTCAGGGCTTCGTGTTTCCGCTGGAACTGTTTTACCAGCTGCGTCAGTGAACGTGCCGCCTTGTTGATTGTTGTTTGCAACGTGTCTGTGTGCACCCGCAATCGCGTTATCAGTTGAACCGTTGCGTGCCGCAGTCGCTTTGCCGTCGTTCACAAGGAGGTCAAAGCACGCCGCTACATAGCTGTCTTCCATTTTTTCGTCAACAACTAAATCGGTGCGGTGCTTCTTGACGAGTTCGCGCTTTACTTCGGCCTGTGTCTTACCTTCAACTTTAAATTCCGCGTCAACAACTGCGACGTTTGCAACGAAGGCAACTTGATCAGCGACCAGTTTATCAATGTCAGGCTTTTCAGCTTCAGCGTCTTTGATTTGCTTTTCAAGTTTTCCGATCTTGTCATCTTTCTTAGCAAGCTCGGTGTTGTGTGCAGTGTTTGCAGTTTCAGCATCGGCAACAAGTTTGGCGTTGTCTTTGACAAGTTTGTTCACCGCGTCAGCCGCTGGCCCGTCAGGTATGTCATACGATACGTCGTTGATTTGAATTTTCACTGTGTCTGTGTTTCCTGTTTCGTCGTCTGATAGTTTAACGTTGCGACCAGCACGGCCACGTTTCACAACTGCAATATGGTTACCGCGTATGTTGCGTTGAATGCCGACATACTTCACACCGGCTTCAGTTTCACCGTCAACCAACTCAAGGTCTGCGGTGTACCCATTCGACACTTCAACCTTTCCCGACCCGATCTTGTCGATCATAGTCTTGTCAGTGATCCGCAACGAAGCGTTTACATACGTTTCATCGTGCGTCACCTTCCCGTAACTGGTGCCGACTGAATATTTTTTATTGTTCCGTGACGTTACCCGCTCCGGTGGGTGGCCGTCAGTGACTGGTTGCAACTCAAAACTCGCTAAACTCTCGGCGTCAAAGACTTCCTCGGCTGGTCGAAAAATGCCTACGACTTCAGACGGGTCACGGTCGGTCAGTTCCAGTTCTCCGGCCAGATACGTCTGAACCCCGATGCGACCGATCCGCGCTGGCAAATCCATATAGCCTTCATCGGTTATGCGTCTTTGTGACGTGCGAGTTTGCAATTTGTCACGGAATATAGTTGTCATGGCGTGATTGTATCCCAAATGGTTGACAGATTGAAGCGATTCAGTTAAGTACGTCACAAAACAGGTTGAGCTATGCACCTGCACTGGATATCTTCCCCTGGGTGGCCCGTTGCCGGTGGGGGCGAGTCCCACCGGAAGACCTTGTTGCGGTTGGCGTGGTGGGTTGGTCGCACCCGTTCGTCGCGGCTGGTCACCCAAATGTACTGAGTCACACCGAGCGCGGTTTGACGTTCACGGGTCAACCGGCTGTTCAACTTGGCATTCTGATCACGCGCAATTAGCTTGGCGCGACTTTCCAGCTTGCCGCGTATTTGCGCACCGGATTGACGAAGCATGTCTTCAATCGCCGCTTGTGTACCCCCGCCGCCTTGTGCGAAGTTTCGAAAGACGGCTTGCTCAAGTTGATCAAGGTATGAGTTCGGCAATGACTTCACCAGGCTGACGTTTTCAGATACTGCGCCGTTAATAACATCGGTCAGCCCCTCCTCGTTGATGATGCCCTGTATATCAACACCGAAACTTCGCTCAAGTGATTTGAAGAAGCGTTGACGATGTACTTCGTCGGCTTCGTTAGTGAACTCCCGCACGGTGTCAGTCACGGTATCGGCTGTGCCCTCGATCAACGCACGCAAGTTGGTGAATGAATTTTGAAAGTCTTCAGGTGATATGTCTTTCAATACAACACCGACGTATTCAGCGTCGGTGATGATTTGACGCCTGACAAATTCCTGTTTTACTTGCGCTTCAGTCGTCCGCAGCAAACGCTTCATTGATCTGAAGTACTTACTTTCAATCGAACGACGTTCACGCAACAACGCAAACTTACCGGGCTTGCGGCGTCTACTGTTCGCCCTGTATATATCAATTGGTTTCATTAGCTGTCAACGTCGTCAGGGTCGTCAGGGTCGTCAGGGTCGTCAGGGTCGTCAATGCCTTCGGGGTCGGTGATATCCCTACTGATATTCGTATACGTGCCGTTTGCTTCAAGGTCACGCGCAACAGTCGCTTCATCAACCGCACCGTTGAACAGATAAACCGAGTCACGGTCTGCGCGTGTCTTTTCAATGTTGGCGCGTTCTTCTTCACTAAGTGAACGAAGCGGGTTGAATTCATACGACAGTTCAACGTCTTCAGGTAACCCCATGTTACGCGCAAGTATCGGGTCGAGCTTATCGAGTAACGGGCCATACTCATTCACTTGGCGTGCACGCACGTTGTCATAGTAGTTTCGCAAGTCACTTTCACCGGTAGCGTTAAGGCCACCAGGTGCGGAACCAAGCAAGCGTGTTGCCGGTATGTCGGTTGCTGCGGCAAGTATCTTGCTGAACTTTTCAATCAAATCGGGCAACCCTGAAAAAGTGTGCGTCCGAGTCACAAACTGTTCTTTGCTGTCAATGACAACGGCGTTGTTAAATGACTTCATGAGACCAATCAACGCAAAGCGCTTTTTTATAAGTTCTTCACCTTCAGCGTTCTGCAATAGGTTCATCAAACCTTCAACAGTGAACACATCAACGTTCATGTTGTAGATCATAGACGACGCGCCAGTTGTTGCCGTACAAAAGTCAATGATTTGGTCGTATATGCGATCAAGCACGCTGTCGCCCATATAGCCATTGTGCTGCATCTCATAGTGTGGCAACTTCACACCGTCGAATCGCAACACACGGCTGTTATGTATCAACGTATTGTGACTATGCTGCAATCGATAATGTTCTGGCATTCCGAAGTTCGGGTCGAGCGGATCAAGCGTCAATGCAACTGAAAGGTCTTGATACAGCATTGAGCGGTCAACAACTTTCATGTGTCGAAGGCTACCAGGTTGCATGCGATTAAGATCAAGCGGCTGATCCGGCTCTTGACCGTCATCAACCGCAAGTATGATCGCCGCTGTACCGTATAGCCGCCCCCACTTGTGTGCCTCGTTGAATAAGTGCTTAACTTGAAACTTCTTTTCCTCGGCTGCTAGCAACTCCAACATTTCCGGGTCTTCGCCGGTATGCGTTCTCCATTCGCGTGTCATGTCGTTAGGTATGATGTCAACGACCTTGCCCGCAATCCAGTTGGTGCGGTACAGGTTGTTGATTTCCTGATTGATCGCAGCGCCGCCGTTTGAACTTAAACGGACGTTATTCGTGAACCGACTGTGCGCACGTTTGTCGTGCCCCGTGTTCAGGTTCGCCATTAAATTTTCAAGGCCATCCCGTGTGAATAATCCCTCCGTGAACACAACGGGTTCGTCATTGTGTTGATGCGTCAATTGCTCTTTCATTTTGTTAGTTGCTCTTTGGTGAGTCGTTTCAGCTTCATGGTATCAGCTAGTACAATTGCAGACGGTGGCAACCTGTTAAACTCCATTGACCACCTGGGAAAGTCTCGCTGGTTTTCAAAACCTTCATAAACCACGTTAATGTCTTGGTGCCGCGTGTCTTCGTCTATCGCCTTCATTAGTCTTTGAACGTCGGGTTTCGTGCCTTCAAGCACTTGTAAAAAGTACCGACCGTCGAACAATAAAACACCGGTTATATGGTCTTGCAGGTTCTTACGGTGTGCAGTTTCCAGTATGGAGTTTACGCATTCTTCATGGCAAGCAACGGCGGTGCTGACATAATACAATCGCCAAATCATTTGAAAAATTTCCCAAATCTATTGGTTAAGCGTGGCATGAATCGACCGAACAACCGACCGTGCAACACGTACGTTCTGTATTTTACCTTGCCGCGCTTCCACGCTTTGCGAAGCACACGCCGCCGTCGCTCTATATCTTGCTTGAATTCGCTTTCGGCTTCTTCGTGTAGCGTGCCTTTTTCATAATGATCGTCGTGTGTTCGACACGCACGGTTGTAGTACTTGCTCAACGGTTTGCGTACCCATTGCGGCCACGACTGCGGGCCGCAATAGTAAACCGTTTTATTCTTCGGTTGCTTCATTAAGTTGCGCCGCGACTATTTGCATCTGTTCGTCTGTCGGTTCAGGATATCGTTGTAGTACCCCGTGCAACTCTTTTGTCAGTTTCTCCTGTACTTCTTCAGAAACAGCTAGCGCTTCCAATGTTTCCGTAAACCTGCCAGACAGGGTATGCAGCACTGCGGGTTGTAAGACTTCGGGGAATCGTTCTACTGTAGACACTACGCTTTCGTAGGTATCCCGTAGTAACAACACTCTATCTGTCAATGTCCGTTCCCGTGCGAGAATCTCGGTACTGTTCTCCGTTTCCATATCAATGAGAACAGTCCTAACGTCGCACTCATGGGCGTGCTTCAAAAATTCAGGAGCTTCATTGTCCTTTGTCAATTGATAGACACGCTGAAATAGTTCTGTGATAACCGGCTTCATTATTTGTTTAACTCCAACTATGTAGTAGAACGGGCAGATTAGCGTCAGGGCCGTCAGTGTTTTGACCGATACCCCTGATCACTATACCTTCCCAACCTTCAAAACCAGACGGGCCTGGCGATTAGACAATACAGCCTGCCAACCGGTTCGACTTGCCCCGTTATTTCTGACTTGCAGTTGGAACCTTTGGTTCGGTAGTTCCGCGTAAAAGTCAATTACCAGGTTTCCCGGTACATTTTGTTCCGGTATGAACAAAGGCCCGTACCTCAAACCCTCTAACCTGGTCAGCCTACTGTCTAGCGTAGGGTCGACAGCTTCCAGTGCTTCAATCCTTTCAAGAATCGTTTGACTGCCGCCGGACTCCCCTGCACTGAATAAGTAGTCAACAGTGTCTGCCGTTATCGACGATCCCACATTAGAACCCTCGGCGTCATCATACGTTAACGTGTCCCATTCGCCTTCAACTGCAATTTGTGGTTGAAAAACCGTTGTTTCTAATACACCGCCGTTATTCGTAACGTTTAGCGTGAATCGAAACGTGCGACCTGGTATGAACCCCTGCGTGACGCTTGTGGCATTTTGAATTTGCGTTCTATCAAGCGACACATGGAACCGTTCGGAGGTCACGTGGTTGGTGCTGTTATTCCGTTCCAACAGTGTGACAATAGGGCCGTCTGGGTCAGCACTCGCAATGCTGAACGTATCCGCTGACGATGGTGCAAGTGACGAACCGCCGACCAAGCCAGTAAGGTCGTCAAGTTTTTGTTCCTGCGTTGACAACGCTGTTTGATTCGCTGCGGCAAGTGTAGCGTTCGCTTGTGCAAGTGTAGCGTTCGCTGCAATCAGTGCATCCTGTGCAGCATTCACTGTGCCGTCGTCGGCTTCTTCAGCCGCTGCAAGCGCGTCTTGTGCATCGTCAACAACTTGTTGCGCTGCGGCCTGTGCATCAATCAACGCTTGCACGACTGTATCGGTCGGTAATGCTGCAATAGCCGCTTCGTTTGCAGCTGCAAGTGCTGTGTTCGCTCGTGCGAGTGTATCGTTCGCTGCGATCAGCGCATCTTGTGCTGCGTTCTTCGCATCGTCGTCCGCTTCTTCGGCATCGGCGGCCATGTCTTGCGCTTGGTCAACTGCAAGCTGTGCCGCTTCAACCTGATCAATAGCATCTTGTAAAACAGTCGACGTGATTGCGTCGTTGCTAGTGCCGGTGCCGGTGCCAGTGTTGCCCTGTAGCGCCGCAACGTCAGCTTCAAGTGCACCAATTCGTTCGTCTTGTGGCTCTTTCGGATGAGCTAGTGCTGCAACTGTATTCAACAGTGATGTGTTCGCTGCAATCAACGCATCCTGTGCAATGTCTTTGTTAGTGTTCGCAGTGATCAACGCATCCTGTGCAATATCGCTGTCAGCGTTTGCGGCGATTAACGCATCCTGTGCAGCGTTCACTGCATCGTCGTCAGCTTCTTCAGCCGCTGCGTCTGCTCTTTGTTGTGCATCGGTAGCGGCCTGATCAGCTTCACGCATTGCAATAGCCGCTTGTGTAGCTGCGTCTTGTGCATCGTCAATGGCCGCTTGTGCCGTAGCTTGGTCTGCAAGTGCAGTTTGCAACGATGCGATATCACCCTGATTCATGTTGCCAAGTGCTTCGTTTGCTGCCGCAAGTGCTGCGTTCGCTGCTGCAAGTTGATCTTGTGCTGCGTTCTTCGCATCGTCGTCGAGTTCTTCAGCCGCTGCAACCGCGTCTTGCGCATCGTCAACCATGGCTTGTGCGGTGGCTTGTGCTTCAATGAGCGTCACCACGTTATCGGTTGTTACGTTACCGTGAATCGTGCCGCCGCCGCTCGCTGTTTGCGTCAGTTCAGTATAGAAATTTCGTAAGAAAGACATTATGAAAGATTCCTGTTTGTGTAAAGAATGTCATCATGGACAAGCAACTGTTCGACTGCATCCATAGTCGGGTCGATTTGGTCGTCAAACTTATGCGTCATCAATGGTGTAAAGTGTCTGAATTCTTCCTTGTAATCGTGAAGCCATACGGCGTTCTTTGGAAGATACACATTACCCGCCGCGAACTGACCTACACAACCCCAAGCGCGAAGCACTTTGTCTGTGTGTCGTTGTATCCCTTCAATCGGTATGAAATAGTTTTGTGATATAGACTGAATCAAACTAGAGCCGCTTGACTTGTCTTCAATGTATACGGCTTGCGCACCAACTGGTTTATACAGCGTCGACTTGTGCTTGTTGTAGAAGTCGACGAGCACACTTTCAAGCTGCGGCGCTTCCCACTTACCGCGCACCTGGTCGATTAAATAAATGCCTTCACGATTACGGCCCCAACATTGAAACACACTGAAGTCGTTACGCTCTTTTTGTTTTTGCGCGGTGTCGCCGTATATACGGATTGTATCGAGGTCGAGCGGTAGAACATCATAGTGTCGCCAGAATGTTTCCTTGAACAACTCGCCCTCGGTGGCGGTCGGGTCTTGGTTGTACTGCGTTCGATAGATGAACGGGTCACCGGTATGCACGACTTTTAACGCACGGGTGTCCTGCTTCGACGGCCACAGCGGCGAGTAATCACCCGAAGGCAACCGTATTGGCACCACAAAGTCGATATCACCCGCGCTGAATTCCATGTTGCAGATTGTATCGTTTCGTGAAGACCGTCACAAATTTATTACGCTGTCAACTCAAGAATCAGGAGAACCCGCCGATATATCTATTACAACCAACGGGGCACAATATGAAAATTTTCAACGTCAAGTACGAAAACAACAACGCAATTATCACCTACGGGAAGAAGCGCATCGGCACCCTGCCAATCGCGTCACTGCCTGTATTCATCACAGCGACCCGCGCATTGCAAAAGAAGCACACGGGCCGGAAACTGTACAAAGAAGCCCTGAAACGGGCACAGCTTGCGTAATCACGCAGCCTTCGGGGTGGAATCTCGCAAGCAGGCCAATTCTACACCCGTATGCAGCGAGTTCAGTACATCGGTGACCGGTATGGGCACCCCGCTTG